GACTGGACGAGACCGCGACGGCCACCGCCTTGGTTCTCAAGCTCCATCGAGTCGACGCCGAGCATCGTGCCGATGCCGACCAGCTGGGGGTCGATGACGTAGCCACGGGCCATCTGCTGATTGGTCGTGGTCGTGACCGCCGAACCGTCCAACAGGCCGTTGAACATGTCGGGGATGACCGTCACCGTGTGGAACGAGCCTTTGTAGACCGAGACATCGAGGTCGATGCGGTTACTGGCGGCGTCTTGGGAGACCTGATAGGTCTTGGTCGTGCCCGAGGCACCCTCAACACGTTGGAACGTGTTGATGGCGGTCATCAGGTTCGGACCAGCGAACAGCGAGTAGGCGCGACGTCCACCGTTCTGGGTGAAGATCGAGCGGAACACGCCGTTGAAGGTGGCTTCCGTGAGGGAAGCCGTCGCCGTGGCGTCGATGTTGCCAGACGGCGTGAGGAACGCCGTGGGGACGGGGTTCACGGTCTGGGCCGTGGACTGGATCCACTTGCCAAGGCCACGGGTCTTGTAGGGCAGGAGGCCGGTGTCGGCCTGCATGTCGTTGTCGGAACCGATGGCGGCTTCGATGGAGCGTTTCAGCTCGCGCATGGCTTTGACCTTGGAGTTCGCGACTTCACCGTCCGTACCCGCCGGGTCAGAGGCTTCTTGGAGGTCCGAGACCATCCAAGGACGCCAGAACTTCTGGATGTAGTTGCCGAACCGGGCGCGGTTGGCGGCCTCGTTGTTGAACGCATTGACGTCTTGGCCTTCCAAGACACCGGCGAAATCAACATTGGCGAGGGTGTCGGCCTGCCACGTTTGGAACGTGTTGGTGACTTTGGTCGTCTTCGCGAACGAAGACGTCTTTGGGCAATCCTCGGGTTCGAGGATGGTGAGGAAGTTCGTGAGAGCTTCGCGATCTCCGGAGACGTTGTATGATGTTGCTAGAGCCATGGTGTTTTATCGGGATTTCCTAAGTTGTTCGTGTCGTAAAAGGAGGCTTTGCGCGTCTACCGAATTGATCCCACCCTTAGTGCCCATTTTCGCCATCTCTGCGGAGAGTTTGCCGCGCTCTCCGTTAGCCGCCGGTTGCCGAACTGCTGACACTGATCCAGAGGATACCACTGCCTGATCGCTGGCCGGTTTACTGGCCGGTGCTTTCGGTTTGGTCTTGGCTGCCGCAGCGGCTGCGTCCTCCGCCAGTGCGCGGAGACCTCGGATTTGCACCCCGAGGATGTACTCCGCTTGGGGCATCGACATGATCGAGGCCAGTGCGGGGTTTTTCCGGGCTGCTTCGGCTACCTTGTATTCAGGAGAGCTGGTGTCCGTCAGGAAGGGGAACTGGATGTGCGCTTGTCGGGTCGACTCGACTCGGGTAGCAATGAATTGCTCTCGCTTTGGAATGAGATCTTCCAAAGTTGCCCGGGCTTGGCGTCGTTGACTGATGAGATCTGCCTTGGTATAGGAGATATCCCCTATATTGTGGTAGGTCACTTCGCGCTCGTCTCCAGTTACTGGGTCGACCACGGTGCTTACATTCCACCGTGCTGGGTCTTCCAGAACTTCTTCCACGTACCGGAGAGCATCTTTCGCCGTCTTCTTCAAATCTGCCAGCGAGGCTGGGTCATTGAATCCTGAAAGCGGTTCAGAGGCTACTACGACTGGAGGGGGTGGGGGCGTGGGCTGCGCAGCCGGTTGGCTGTTCAGCTTGGCTTCCATCTCCTTGAGCTTGGCTTTGGTCTCCTCCATCTGCGCTTGAATTGCAGAGGTCTTGGCCAGTTCCTTGCGCAGTCGCCGATTGAAAATCTCCTGTTGTTCGGGAGTGAACGAATGGGTCTGAGAATGAACGGGATCGGCCTCCGTCGGTGGAGTCTCGGGGGCAACCTCAGTCGTCTCGGATGCTGGAGTCTCTTCCGTGGTGGCTGTTAATTCGGGAGCCTGCTCGGCCCTCGCTGTCGGAGTTTCTTGGGCGCTATTGGAAATATCTTCCGCAGCTTGTCGGGTTGGCTGTGGCGAAGACGGCTTGTTGACCGAAGCCAACATCATCATCGCTGCCGCACCCGTAGAGATATTTTCCGACCCGGACTTTGACGCATCACCTGTGGAAGCTGGTGAAGAAGCTTGAGAGTTTTCTGACGACATGTTTTACGTAAACAAGAACCGTTATCTAACATCCTGACGCATGGCTGGGATGCCAAGAACCATAGCCAAGTCCTAAAACTGGTTTCAGGTCAACAACAAAATCACACCGCTGCTTCTTCAGCCGCTCGGTTCAATGCTTCCTGATACAGGGATAGGATTGATTCGTAGCTGGCGATCTCTCCGATGCAGGCCAGTGTGGCCCGATCATTGACGATCACGTTGCCGTCGCAAAGGTTGGACACCGCTGCCTCGCGCATGGCCCGGACCTCCGCCATGAACTCGGCGAAGCGGGTATCCTTGGCCAGCCCGATGAGGGCATTCTGCAACCGCTTCTGGGCTTTGATTGAGTCGTGTGCAGGCATGTTAGACCGCTCCCAGACGCCCGATTCGAGCGTTGTTCCGCTGGGTCTTTTGGAACTCTGCCTGCTTCATCAGCTTTTCGATGCGCTTGCCGAAGGGATCTTCCGGGTTCTGCATCTTGGCCTGAACCGTAGGATCCCCCTGAAGGTAGTTCTGGATGACTGAGAGGGCGAGATCGGGGGGCGTGCCCGGGGTCAGATCTTGGTCGATGCCAGAGTACACCTTGGTCAGCATCTCCTGCACGTCGCTGGATGCCCGCTGTTGGCCCACCTCTTTGGGGTCCAAGATCATCTCCGCGATGGTCGGGTCGATGGCGTTGACCATGACTTGCAGCCACTCAGAGTAGTTGACCATGCCCTCACGGTCGCCCGTGGCCACGATCTTGGCGATCTGCTCCAGCTTGGCGAAGGTCTGGTCAGGGCTCATGCTGTCGACCGAGAACCGCAACACGAAGTCGAACTGCTCGTCCTCCTCGCCCTTGCGGAACTCGACAGGGTCTACCTGCTTCAGACCCACCACCCGGTAGTAGGTCTCCTCTTTGCCGAACTGCTTGAAGAGCTGCCAGCATTGGAGGTAGACCTTGTTCCATCCGATGAGGAACTCGTCGGCCTCGTCCTGCGTCAGCAGGGGGGTGTAGGTCGGATCGCTCGAATTGGTGGCGAAGCCCAGATACCCGTTGAAGTCGGACTTCAGTTCCTTGTAGCTGGCCTCGGTGCTGGGCGAGTAGGAGGGGGTGGTGCCGAAGTGATACTCTCCGGGCCGACGTTCGGCGATGCGTGCCCCCGCACCCCACCGCAAGGGCGGTCGCCCTTGGGGGTACATGAGTGGGGGCATGATCTGCATCGAGGCGTTGTCGATCAGCGAATCCTTGTGGACCTTGATCTGCTGCTGCAACGGCTTGCCCGGTTCTGGGATGCCTCGGGAGTCATGCAGCTTGCGGGACAGATGCTCCCGGCGGAAGATGGTGAAGGGGTACTGGCCGTGGGCGTAGCCCAGCAGTCCAGTCTTGGCGTAGCCATCGTGGGTGCCGTCGGGACCCATCTTCGGATTGAAGACGGTCAGGTAGATGCCAGCGTTACCGTCCTCGTCGGACAGCCGTTGATAGGCAAACACCACCCCGACGAGGTTGGTGAACTGGCTGCTCTGGAAAGTGAACGAGCGACCCATCGGCTGGTTGTACTCGCTCTGGGTGTTGGTGATCAGCTGACCACGGCAGGTGTTGATCGCAGCCTCGACCCACGCCTCGTCCCAGCCGGAGGTGTTGACAAAGCCCCGCAGCTGCTCGGCGGTGTAGTACTCCACCCGGAACATGGCCGAACAGGTCTCCGGATCGGTGGACTCAGCCGGGATGAACAGGTTCTGATTGAGGTTGAATGCCCGAATGACCGGTCGGGATTTCTTGCGGGACACCGTTGGGACGGTAGTCGTCTGGGATTTGCGCAGCTCGGCCAGCATCTTCTTGGCCTTGGCCCGGGAGCACTGGTACAGGCTGACGAAGATCTCGATCAGTTGATCCTCACCCTCGGTGGAGTAGAGGACGGCAGTGAGGTCGGCCTCGGGGGACTGAGCCTGAAGCTGCTCCAGTGTGACGGTGGTGAGGATCCGCTCCTGACTCTCCTCCCAGAAGGTGCCGATGGCCCCAATACCCTGTTCTTGGACGAAGTTGGCCAGCAGCTTGACCTCCCGAGCGACTTCGGGGATCTGGGTTTGGACCATCCAACGCATGAAATTGGCCACCGTCTTGGCCCGCTTGATGTCGTTGCCCTCGACCGGGGTGGCCGAAATGCCTGCCCGTCGAAACGCCATGCACAGCATGGCCACCTTCTTGATGATCGCTTCGTCGGTCAGGAAGACTTGGAGGTCCGAGGCTCCATCCCATGGGGTGGGGTCGATCTTGGACCCTTCGCGGGCATGCTTCTTTCCGTCGGCACTTTGACCGGACCACAGTGCGTAGCGGGTGTTGAAATTCTCCTCACACTGGTCGAAGAAGCCTTGCAGATTGGCCAGTGTTTCACTGAACGTCTTGGCCAAGAGCGCATGATCCGGCCCGTCGTTGCCAGCGGGGGCGAGTTGCAGACCGGCATCGGCCTGACCATCTGTAGTGCCCGAATATGAACTCATGCGTTTTTAGCAGGTAGGTTGCAGGGCAGATAAAATGCAAGTCTAATAAACGCCCGTCCGGTTGCGGTCCTCGGTGACGGGGGAGACATACTCGCAGCCACCTTTGCGCAGGTAGCGAAGGCAATCGACGAAATCCTTGGTGTGCTCCTTGCCGCCCAGTTTGCCGGTGTACTCCTGCATGGCGTAGATGAAGTTCTCGCAGCGGTCGGACACGTAGAGGTGGGGGGAGTTGAGGCTGTCGATGGGCTTCTTCGTGTCGTAGGCCAACAGGTTTGTGATGAGTTGAATGCCGTCTTCGATCTCGCCCCGGTCTGACTCGGAGGATGCGGCAGGGGCTGGGATCATGCTGATCCCGCAATCGTCCAAGTCCGAGATGATGGTGGTCGCTCCCCGGTCCTTGGTCTGGCGCTCGGCTGCCCCCATGCGGGGGTCGATGAACCGTTCAAAGATCTTCTCCGACCCCTCGGCATCCTTGATGAGGCTGACGTAGCCCTTGATGTCCAAGCCGATCCCCTTCTGGGCCGGACCCTCCTTGTCCCCGGGCAGCGCCCAGTCGCCGTAGCTGACGTCGGGCCATTCGCGGTAGACCCACCACGTCCCACGCACGTCGATGGCCACCCACAGCATGCACCAGTTCTTGGATCCGCCCAAGTCGATGGCCATGTAACGGGTGATCGGGTAGGGGATCTCGCCACCCTTGGCGTTGAACTTGGGCTTCAGCCATGGGAGATCTTCGTGAGGCACCACGTTGACGTCGCGGCTGAAGAGAGGGAACGCGGAGCTGACCGACTTGGTGGGGACTCCGTAGGCCCGGGCGAGAATGACCTCCCGACTCTCCGAGCCGTAGAGCTTCATGAACTCGGTAATATCGGTGAATGGATTGTCCTCTGTCCAAGCGTAGTGGATGCAGCAGGATCCGACCGACAGGCTTTCCTGCATGATCGGCAGGTTGGCCATGATCTTCGGGTGATTGCAGAAGCGGGTCTTGAGGGTGCGCGTCTTGGCGAGGATCTTTTCGATGGTCTCGTTCCATCCGTCGACGACGGTGTAAGTCAACAGCATGCGACCATGGTAGGTACCCAGTCGACCCATGCGGATAGTCTCAAACAGGTCGTAGGGAATTTTCTCATCGGCCCAAACGAAGTGGGCCTTGATGCCTTCGACAATCTGGCTGTTCTGGGAGAACTGGGCGAAGTTGTAGAATTTTATGGAGCCTCCCCTGCGGTAGCCCTTGGAAGGTGGCAGGATGGCAATCGAGTCGGTGAAGCCGTTCTTCTGCGAGTATTGAAGGCTGTGATACGTCCCCTTCTTGGTGGCCAGATTGCGCAGGTTCTCCGGCAGGGACTCGTAGACGAAGCGTTGCTGGTCGTCGATTGACCGTCGGTCGGAGATGTGGAAGCCGTACACCTCCGCCTCGGGGATGGTCGATGCGGCCCAGACTGCCATGCGTGCGCCAAGGGTTGTTTTGGACGAGTTCCCGTGGACAATGCCTTCCGCAACGTAGTTCGTCCAAACTGGGACTGTCAGGTCGTAATAGGGCTCGACTCCGTGCAATCCTATGGCATCCACTTCAACCCATGAAACTTCTTCCGCACACCCCTTTAGCAACTCCCACGGATTATGATGCTCTCCATCGGCTCTACATTGAGCAGGGTCTACCCATTGTGGAGATTTCCCGATCCATCGGG